ATCTAAATCGTTTCTGATAATACATCCTAAATAATCTTTACTATCAGATGCTTTTTGACTATATAATTCTTCTAGCTTTTTTGCTCTAGCTTCAGCATCCAATCCCTTCATAGGTTGCTTAGTAACTTTAGCACCAGAAGTTAATACTACCCACGGTCTTTTTAAAACGGAATTAAAATTATTAGGTATTTTTGTTTCCGATGTAGGTGATACCGCATCAGTAGAATATTCTCTTTCTTTCAATATGTCTACAACCCATTTCTTTACGGGTGCTAAATATGGAAATCCCATAACTTATTTATTTATCTTTTGTAAATCAGTCAACACTTTAGTTGTATCCGATGGTATTCTTAATTGAATTCCTGGCTGTACATAAAAAGTAGCATCATTTATGTTATTAGCCGTTGCTATTATCCACCACATAGTTTGGTCACCATAATATTTATTAGCCAATAAATCTAATCTATCTCCTTTTTCTGATATAATATATAAATCAGTATCCGATGCTTTAACTATCGGATAAATGGTAGATTCTAAATATTGTTTTTTAGATTCTTTTGTTTTTAATACTTCGCTATTTATATATCTTGCCATATTTTAAATTATTTTGGAATAATAGCATCTAAATTTTCTGGAACTACTATTTCTTCGATGTATTCTGATATGATTTTTGGTGGAGATATAATTCTTTGTTCTATCTCTTTATTAAGTTTTTCCATATCTTTTTCTGGCAATCCTTCCATTTTCATAGATAATGTGTAATTATCCATTCCATCAAAGTTATATCTAATAACTTTTGTAGTATTACCATCTGTTATCGTATTGTTTTCAATTATAGTCATACCAAACGATACATTTATAACAGTTGGGTATAATCCGTTTATACTTTCCACTGCCAAATCCATATTAGGTCTAGTAGTTGCCCAACTCGTTGCATCATCTACTGAAAATTCTAATTGTGTAATAAACCCAAATAAATTTTTATAATATCCATTTATACTTAATTCTATTAAATTAGGAGAAAAACTTAAAGCAACATCTTTATCATCATACTTTAAATACGATACTTCATTATATGGAAATGCTAATTCTTTTAATGAATTTAAACTACTAATCATAGAATATTTAGTTTCTTCATCTAAATAATATAATTTAAACTCAAAAGATAACGTTCTTTCTACACCATTATATCTGTAAGTATTATATGGAGAGCCAACATATTTAAATGAATTCCATTCAGGCGATACGCTTTCCGTTAAACCTGTTATAGTAGCTGGGAACACCATTGAATAATCTTTACCATATGGTTTTATTTTAATATATGGCGTTGCTATTCTTTTTGTATTTAGTGTATCTCTTAAAGTAGTGTCATCTTTAAAATATGGAGTTCTTAATATTTGTGCATTTATATCATCTACCTTTATATAATCACCTTTTCTTTCTATCACTCCGGTCGGAATTTTACCAGTATAGCTTGTTAAGTAATCTGAATTTTTAACATTTCCATCTGCTACGTTGCCCGTTGTTGATTTCTTAGTACCACCACCATATAATTTGCCAGATTTATCAACTCTATCTTGTGGTGGCTTTGGTCCTTTTTGTCCTTTTTTTCTTTTCTTAGTAACTAAATTTGTAACAGCTTTACCTATTGCTTTTTTAGCTGCTCCGATTCCTGCACCAATAGCTTTTCCGGCCATTTGATTTAAATCACCCTTTAATACACCCGAAAGTGCATTTGGTCCCATTGGAGCTTTACTTATAAAATAATCCGTATTGGCTTCTACTGCGTATCTTATTGCAGAATGGTCACCAACAGATGCAGGTAATGTACCCTTTGTAACAGGTGCACCTTCTTTCTTTTCAAATATAGTATCAGAAGGTCTATTTGCTGTACCACCTAATAGTGAACCTAAATTTATAGGTGTTTTTGTAAGTTTCTTTGGGTCATCAACATATTTTGCCGATTTTGTTGCTAAACTTCTCGCCGGGTCAACAGTACCCTTTAATGAAATACGTGGAGTTTCCGTACCATAGATTAATGGTGGTGTTACTAATTTTTTGTAAAACAAAACTCTTGGTCCTTTCGGATTTATTTCTGCTTTTACAAAATCCATTACTTTGCCACCCAATCCTTTGTTTTGAGCGCCACCATTCCACATAGTGACCTCACCATTGGCGTTAGCTTGTTTAAATAAATCTAAGATACTTGGCATTTGATAGTAATTCTATTTACTATAAATATCCTTTAAGAAAATTTATGGTAATTACTTTATCCGTTGCCGCCATTCGGGCCGCCGTTTTTTGTATTGTCTTTGTAACGTTTCATAGAGTGGTTCATATCCTTACCATCGATGAATAATTTCATTGAAGAAGTTTCACCACCAAAGAATCCTTCTTTTAACAATTTAGCCATTGTATTGTTTAACTTAACCATTGCTTCGGTATTACCAGCCATCTTTTCAATGTTCTTTGCAGTATCTTGTGCGATGTTAAACGAATTATTTGCACTTTGTGCAAGGGTTATTCTACCACCTGCGCCTGCAAATGCTGTCATTCTTATCCACGGAACATCATTCAATGCTTTTGTATTAACACTTGCCAATCTATCTAATGCGGATGCAAGGTTTATAAATGCGGCGGAAATAACATCAATTGAACTAGCAATAGATGTTGTTATTATTAATTGTTCATTTAAAGCTCTAAGACCTGATGCTAATGAATTTATACCATCTGATGCTCCTGCTCCAACACTTTCTCCAAAATTCGTAAATGCGGTTGTAAGAGCTGCTGATACTGCTGCTACACTTTCTAAAACCCCAAATGCGCCTATGCCCGTTGCTAAGTTTGTAATCGATGTTGCTACGGCTTGTAATCGAGCCGGGTCTAAGTTTTGAAATTTTAAAAACTTTTCAACCGGGTCACCACCAAAGAAATTACCAATAGCACTCATAAATCCACCAATAGCGGATGCTCCACCAAATATCGCAACTGCTCCTGCCATTGCTGCTATACCACCAGCTACTGCTAATAATTGACCTGGATTTAATCCACCTAATCGTGCTATACTATCGGTTATGGAATTTATTATTCCTGATATTGCATTACCTACTTTTTCAATTACTAATCCAATTCCTTCAAATATAGATGTTATTATTGGTCCAGCTGCTTCCAACGCTCTAACAAATGTATCACCTAATATTGATACTAAGCCTGTTATTAATGGTGTAAGTGCTTCAATTCCAGGTGCTGCTATTCTTAGAGCTGCGGCCAATCCCATCATCATAGCCATTACAATCAATCCAACAGGCAATCCAAATAATGCAGTTGGTGTTGCCATCATTTGTGCAAATGTAACTAATCCACTTCCCATTCCGGAAAAGAATGAACCAATTGCTTTACCCAAATTACCAAGTATTGTAGGCATTGTACTCGAAGCTTTTGATAACCCACTCATTATTGTATTGAAGGTTGTCATAACTCCGGATGCTAATTTATTTGCCAATTGCATAACTACATCCACACCTGATTTTAAAACAGCGCCTAATTCAGTAATAATACTTTTTAGTACAGTTGATACACCTTTAACCGAATCCACTAATCCTTTTGTAAATCCTCCTCCCGCTGCTCCGCCTCCGCCAGGTGCTCCGCCCCCACCGGGTGCTCCTCCGCCCGGCATTGCACCGCCCGGCATTCCGCCGGCCATTTGTGGTGCCGCTCCAGCTGGAGCTGCTCCTCCTCCACCCATTCCAGGTATCATCCCACTAATGGATTTCATAAGGCCTCCGCCACCCATCATTTTACTCAATATAGTTCCACCTAATAGCATTGCTATACCTGATACAATGTTTTCTAACAATCCAGATACAAATCCTAACTTTGTACTTTCTGTCATTTGCTTAGCGAATGCTTTGCTATTAATCCAAGCATTTCGCATTTCTCCTGCTAAGTTCTCAGCTTGTTGTGCTGCTTTATTTTGGTTATCTTTTAATGTTTTATATTCATCCGAACCCAAATATGAATCTGCTATTTTTTGAGATAATTGTGCATCCAATATAGCTGTATTAGCAGATATTGCAGCCTGTTTCATATTCATTGCACTTTCAGCAGATTGTGTTCTTGATAAGAAGTCCTGATTACCACCTTTAGCATTACCTGCTGATAATGATGCATCTTTTCCTGTATTTTTTGATATTTTTTGTAGAGAGCTTAAATCCATACCACCCAATGCTTGTGATAACGCATCTTGTTGGAACATATCCATTGAAGCAGGGTCTAATCCTTGTGCTTTCAATGCTTCCATAGCGCCGGCTTGGTCACCACTCGCAAATTTAGCTCTAACTTCCGATAGGTCTACGTTCTTACCTAACATAGCTGATAATTGCATTTCTTGCTTAATACTATCCTTATAGTTCATCACCATACTCTTACCAGCCTTAGCTATATCTCCAAAACTAACACCCAATGATTGTGCATATGCTACTTGCTTTGCTAAAGCAGGTCCTGATTTAATTTGGTAACCTAGCATCTCTTTAGATGATTCAGCCATTTCTCTCATTAAACCACCTAAACCAATTCCAGCTTGGTCAGCCATATTTCGTAAACCTTCAGAAAGGTTCATAGCAGTTGATTCAGTTGCTCCATCTACTCTTTGGAACATCTCATTGATTGATGCTATACTATCTACGGATTGACCTGTTCTTTCGGCCATAATAGCCATATCAGCGGCTGCTTTTGCGGTTGGCATTTTACCGGTAGCTGCCGATGCCGCTTCCATACCGGATGCAATTTTATCTGCACTAATTCCTGCTAATTGTAATTGTGCTGCACCATATCCAACTGAACCTATTTTGTTACCAAATAATGCGGTTTTAGCAGCTCTTTCAAATTGAGCCGCACCTTGCTGCATTTGTGCACTAAATTGAATTGCTGCTTTTGCTCCGGCGAATGCTGCTTCTTGTTGTAATCGTTGAATCTCACCTTCGGCATTAACTCTCGCTTCTAATCTTTCTTGTTCTATTTGTTTTGGTATAGATTGTGCATCTACTTGAAGTTTTCCAATATTAGCTTCAGTATCAATTCTATTTTGTGCGCTTTGCTTATACTGCTCCATAGCAGTTTTAATCGGAGCACCAAAGTAATCCATTGCTGCTTTACCCAATGCGGCTCCTAATGCAAATACAGCCGCTTTAAATGCAATTGTATCTTTTATATTTGTTTTAAGTAATGTATTAAGTTCGGACATAGCGGGCACACCACTAAAGTTACTCAATACCGCATCCATTGCCTTCCATTCTTCCGTAGTAGCTGTTACGGATGCGCCAAATTTATCGGTTTGGTTAGCCATATCATTCAATGTGGATAATACGAATTGGCCCTCTTCTCCCATATCACCTAAAAATGATACGGATTGTTCATATTCAGCTCTAGCTCTAGCTATAGCGATATTTGCTTCTTCTTGTCTTTTTCCTGTAAACGATGTTCTATCTGCAACAACTGCTACACTTTTTTGATATTTTTTATAAGCTTCAACTGCTTTTTCAGCTGATTTTGCGAAATCCTCATCACCAATTTGTTGAGTGAAATCAGCTATACTAGATAATTGAACTTTTTGAGCTTTAAGATAGTTCTCACCATCTTTATATAACTTACTAGTCTTTCCAACTTTATCAGCTATACTACCTAATATATCTTCGGTATCATCTAAAAACTTATTTTGGTCTTTTATTCGTTTAGTAGTTTTCTCTACTTCCTTTGAAACTTTTTCGTATTCTTTTAAATAATCCGTTACCGCATCAAGTTGCTTTTGAAATTCTTCTGTAAGAAATCCATTTTCTCTCCTCAAATCTTTTAAGACCTGATATAGTTCGAGAGATTTAGCTACTTGCTCTTTATCAAATTGTTTAGATGCCAATTGTTTCTATGTTAAACGGTAATGTTGTTTGATTTAATATAATCATCTAAGGCAGATGTATCAAATCCTTTTGATTTTAGGTATCTATATTGTTTAGCTATATCGGTATTAATTGTATTATTTAAATCATCCCACATTGCTGCAACTTTTGGACTTATTTTATCCAATTTATTGATAAACTCATCATCCTTTCCATTTGCCTTTGCAATAAAAAAACTTTGTAAAAATTTACCTAATGCAGCTTCTTTTACTAATATTTTTTTTGACATATCTTATCTATTATGTTTATGTATAAATATAAACAATTTTATTAATTATCTTCTTCTTACCTTAGATGCTGAATTAGATTTACGTGTAGCCGCATCCATATCCTCTTTTTCTTTATCCTTAGCCTTAACAAGTTCTCTATAATAAAACTCTCTAAGTTTAATAGGCATATAGTAAACATCATGCCAATTGAATCCACCATTGGCATAATAAACCATTTGAAAAATCTTTTGATGAAGAATAACCGAATAATTATTCGGCAGGATAAAAAAACCCAATCCCAAAAGGGATTCTTAGCGCCTCCGTCTCACCTGTTATTGGGGATGTATAATCAAATTTAAGGTCTAAATCAGGTGTAATTTTATTTACCTCTTTTCTTAATGCTTTTGAATCACCGGCCAATAATCTATTTGAAACAAAATTACTAATATAACCAAACTCTCTATTACCATCAACTTCAACAATCATTCTTCTATATCGTGTGGTAATTTCGTTTGATGTTTTTAAAGTTTTTTGAGATGCTTCAATATCTTTATTAATTGCAATTTCATCACCGTGATTCAAAAGTTTGAATTTTATAGGTGTTTTTGAATTGGGTAATATAAAACTATATTCGTTTTGTCTATTTAATAGAGATTCATCTACTTCTTTTACTTTTATAGTAGTTAAATCAATATTAACTTCGGTTTCTTCTGAATCAAACGGGTCAACTATTTTAGTAATATATTCTGGTCCGAATGCTAATATACGAGATGTAATCAAAATAGCATTTTTATCACCAATTACCAAATCGTTTACATTAACTCCCGGCTCTACTACAATCGATTCTAATAATTTATCCAATTGAATACCCTTCTTAATCAAATTTGTAGATGTAAGAATATCTTCTTCCTTAGCTGTCATTAATTTAATTGTAATTTCTCCTTTAGATAGTGGAGATGATTCAGGATAAACCAATCCTTTAGATGGTAAAGTAATAACTTCTGTTGGGAAAGGAAATGATTTTGTTTGCGATTGTGCAGTTTGTTGATTTCCTAATCCTCTGGTAACTTGTTGTTCTACGTTTTGTTGTTCCATAATAATAACTAAATTGTTGTTTATATATAAGTATATATAAATAAAAAAAGAGGGTAGAAAATCTACCCCCTTTTAAAAAATTACTATTTTAAATTTTACAATTAGAGATTAGTACTCAAGAATTGCGTAATCATAGCTTAAAGTTAATTCTATCGATAATGGGTCATTTGAAGACCAGTCTAATTCACCAAAGTTTGCCGAAGAAATAAATGCTCCTTTAAGAGTCCATTGTTCTACTTTATCACCCACTGGTCCTAATAAGTAGAAAGTGATATCTTTCTTATAGAAAGCTGCGTATCCATCTCTACCTGTTAATGATTCGTGTGATTGTCTAACCCACTCCATAACTTGCTGTGCACCTGATGGTACAATTGGGTCATAAAGAGTGATGTTAACATCATCCCAAGTGGATTTACCCTTAATCTTTCTTTTAATGTTGATATGGTCTAATTCAACTACTTCCGAAGTGAAAGTTGGTCTACTAGCCGTTTTTATCATATACGATTCTATACCGTCGATTTCCATTATAAATCTGTTACCTAACTTTGGTTCAAAGTTGGTATAGAACATTTTATCAAACTCTAATACTTCTGGCATCTTTTTTTAATTTAATTTGTTTTCTTTATATAAATATCTACTTTTTAAATTATCCACCAAAACTTGCCCCAGTTGGTAAGATGTTGAAATCAATTTGAATGAATTCAGCTGTCTTAGTTGGTTGTAAGTAAATAGCGCCTTTCATAATGTTTCTATCAACTACATCTGGTGTGTTGTTAGTTTCATCCATTACTACTCTGAAAGCGTATAAACCTTGTCTTTGTTGGATTGATTCTAAATAAGGATTAACGATATTTAAGAATCTATTTCTAGTCGTTGATGTATTTTGCTCAAACACTAAATACTTAGAAGTTGAAGCGATATACTTTCTAACAGTCAATAATAATCTTCTCACATTGATTCTATCTAATGCTGAAGGTTTATCTTGTAATGTTTTTTGTCCCCATACTACAATACCTTGTCCTGTAAACTGGCAGATTGGGTTTACTTTTGCTTCGTATAATGTATCTCTTTCAGATTGAGTTAATCTATCTAATACATCTACTGCTCCGATTAAACCACCTCTATTTAAACCTGCTGGTGCGAACCATTCTGCTGCTACTCTATCGTTTGCTGCGAATACTGCTGGCAACAATACTGAAGGTGGAACAGTTATTAATTTGTTTGTGTTAATATCAATTGTCTTAACCCAAGGATAGTAAGTTGCTGCGTAGTTAGTATCTAACTCACTAGCTTTTGTATTTGTTGAAGATACTCCAACACCTGCTATTGCCATTTCAGTAATAAAGAATGCATCTGCTCTTTGTTCAACCATATCAACGATTGCTGTGTGAACATAAGAGTGGTCATTTTTAGTTACGCCAGGTGCAACAATCATATTGATATCAAATTCATCTGCGTTAGATAAAGCGTTGATATGTTTCATATATGCTACTGAACCTGATGTAGTAGAAGATGCTAAGTTGAATCCTTGTGTGTTTCCTGCTACAATATCAGTTCCTTTGTAGATTGGAGTTGCTGGGTTCATACCATCAAATCCTTCTTGGAATGCTACAACGAATTGTGCCGATGTTGAACCTACTGCTAATGTACCACCATTTGCTGCATCTAATCCGAATACTGCGTTTGAACCAGTTGTTGCTCCGGTTGGAATTGGCTTCATATAGATTTTATTATCTACGTTACCATCTAAATCAATACCACCAAATTGTGTTGCCGATGCTGCTACAAAAGTAACAACAGGAACATTAGCACTTATTGATGTAGATGCTGAAATTGGTAATTTATATGCAGTGTGTCCGAATGGAACTGCTTGTACAGGAGCTGCGGTATTTAAACTAGCAACTCTAATATATTTAGATTGGTTTATCCAATCGCCTGATGTTGTAATTTTACCTGCGTTATCGATTGATAATTTTCTATCACCGATTACTCTACTAATAAAGTTAGGAGAGTTAGGGTCTAAGTTTACATTTGCGAATGTTTCTAAAACACTCTTCTTTTTATTTGTATCACCAAATGCTCTTACAGTTACAGTGAATATACCATAATCAGTGCCATTTACACTACCAGCTGCTTTGATATTTGAAATACCTATTTTAATTTTGTTGTTTGCTGCATTACCTGCTCCGATTGTTTCAATTTGGAAAAGGTCATATCTTTCACCACTAATTTGTTGTGATTTGATAGATGGAGTTAATGCCTCTTGTGCATCAAATGCGAATGATTGGTTACCCAATACAGTTATAGATGAACTTGCATTTGCATCAAAAGTGATTGATGTATTTTTAAAGAATCCATATACATAAGGTTTTTTAGAACCAAATGGAGATGTTCCAAATACTGCTTCGATATCATTTGTATCTTCTACATCTAAAGATGCTGATAATAAACCAGCGTTAGAACCTGATAATAAGAAATCTCCCTCATCATCGGTATCTAAAGTTGTACCTGCGAAACCAGCGTTAGATGATAATTCGCCATTGAATAAAATACCTACTGATTGCGTTACTGAACCTGATTGTACAGTTAACAACAATGGAGCTGTTTCTATATATCCACCTACACCTGCTACTCTACAAATAGTTGCACTACCTGCTTCTCTCAAATAACTTTGAGCTGCTAATGGTGTGTAATATGTTCCATCGGCTTTACCAAACCATGTTTCTAAATCTGATTGAGAATTAACAATTGTTGGAACTAAAGGTCCTTCTAAGAATGGACCAACGAAAGCCGCCCCTATTTCTGCTACACCTTGTTGTAAAAATGATAAGTCGTTCTCTTTTGTGAAAACTCCTGGTGATACTAATTTTTCTGCCATTTTATGCTTATTTAATTTTTAATGTCTACTATAAATATAATGTTTTATTCCAAAACAACAAAATAAAATTATTTATATGTTGGTGAGAAATAATCATAAACTTGGTCAACTTGTGCTAAAGTTTGTTTAATGTTGTAAAACAATACAGGCCCGATTTGTCCATTCCAAAACGATGTAAATCCATCATTTCCACCGATTACTACATAATCAGATGAGGCAGGTGCCGTTATTGTTGCCGATGCACTTAATGAACCAACTGCTACGCCATCAACATAAAATTGTGGTGCAGTTCCACTTCCAAATGCTACTGATACCAAATACCATACATTTGAAGAAAGAGATGTTATTACTTGTGCCGAATCTCCCAATGTTGATGAATAGAATTTTAATCTATTCAAAGTTGAGTTATCGGTTGATTCTACGGCCATACCATAAAATCCGTTATAGTCAAATAATCTTCTAGTCGATGTTCCTAAAGTTGTTGTAGGTCTAATCCACATATGTAATGTACCAGCCGTTACATTGAATTGAGATATACCACCATTGATATTAGATGATGAATCTTTATAAAAAGTTTGGTCAGTACCATTAAATGCGTAATACTTTTCTTTTCTAGTTCCTCCTGCATTGTATGAAGGGTTTGAACCGGCTGCCAATGGAGCTTGTGCTCTTGGTCTAATACCAGTCCCCCAACCACTCAAGTCCAACCAATCGACAATTGGTGTACCTGTTGAAGGTAATGTTTGTGATGGAAATGATTGAGCTTTTGATGGGTCTACATACATTCTTAATCCCGTTGATGGGATGTATGGTTGTGTGGATGTTCCTTTATTGTGAGAAATTAATCCATTTGAAATATAAACGTCTGATTGCTCTACATTTATAGTTACAATTTCAACATCTTCTTCTAAAATTTCTATATTTGTTACCTCTATTTCAACAATACCATCAGTAATATCGTATTTTACCAATTTATCTCCAGGTAAAACATCTTCAACTAATTTGAATTTATATTTTTGAACTTCATTATCAAATACCCAAAGAGGGTGAGTTCCGGTTGCTTTTATTAAACCATTATTGATTGAAAAATAGCCACTTGCAAAGTTGAATACTAAATCCGATACCAATACATTTTGTACTTCTCCGGCATTTTCTTCAAGCATATGAAATCTCCATTCTATTTGTTCACTTTCCGAATTCAAAGTTTCATCTGGTAAATTAACTGGCACCCATGCTTTGATACTATCTCCAATTTGTAAATCTTCAACATTTATTTCACTACCATCGGATTTTATAGCTTTAGTTCCAAATAATAAACAAAAATCAGGTTGGTTAATTGTATTATAAACATCTACTGCGTATAAAATTTTCGTAGATGCTACACCATAATTCGAAGCATTTAAGTTGTAACCATCTTCATATTTCATTGTCAATTCAGATTGAGCATCTGAATATGATGATGCTCCAATTGCAGCCGGTCTGACTGTAAACGATGGCGAAGCACCTAATGTAGATGATGGTACAGTAAAGTTTGCGTTATCAAATGAACAAGTATAATTATTAGCTACTATTGCAACTTTTGATGTGTGTAATGTTCCAGCACTGGTAAAACCAAATGTAGCGGTTTCATCTGTAGATTCTACTATATATGTAAATGTTGGCAAATTTGTACTCACCGAATCGATAGCGAAAGATAACATACTGGTATTAGTTGGGTTACCTGCTAATCCTCCCAACGAAACTGCTCCCGGTCTAACCGAGCCGCTTACTGCTCTATATAAATTACCTAATGATAAATTGGTTCTTGGCATCTTATTATGTATTATTCTCCGTTATAAATATCTAAAAGTTTTTCTTTCCATACATCTTTTTTT